TTTATGCCCGGAATATACGAAAGATATCCCGGGTATCAAAATTTACTGTGGCTCTTCTCCAAAAGATGACATATCTGAGTATGCTTGATCTTCTTCAACTACTCTAAAATCATCACCACCCAGAATCTTTTTCCAATCTTCTTTTCTATCCTCTTTATACTTTTTCAACTCTCTATCGTTGTCATTTATAAATCCATGAGGAGTCATTACAATTTTACCTCTAGTAGTAACACCATTAATGTGGTTTTTATCAATTTGAATATTTACCCTTTTAGCAAATTCAACTTGTTTACCATCTTTAATAGCTTTAATTTTAGAAGTTCCGGCTGACATAACATTACCAAATGTAACTACAAATGTTGAATCAAACCACATTGCATAACCACCTTTATTCATTAATTTTGGTTGCCCCATTGGAGATTCAGCTTTTAATGTCCAAACCTTATTAATACAAACTAATGTATTAGTATAAGGTGATGACTCTTTCCTTGATAATGTAATCTTTTGATTTACACTATTACCAAATTGAGTTGACATAGCACCTGCATTCCATTCATTGTTATTTTTCTGTGATTTGATAGACATTTCACAAGGTACTGATCCAATTGAATCCCATAGGAATAATAAATCATAAGGTAAATTACCTTTCTTTTGCTCATCAACTAAATCTAAAATAAACCCAGCAACATCTTCAATAGAATTAATAGTTTCTCTATCTACATAAATAAAGTTACCTTCAAAATTTTCTACTTCTCCTGTTTCTTCATTGATAACTTCCTTAACATCCATACCCATCATTTTTGCATGGTCCCAAGACCATTTCATCTCTGTAATAATGAATACTGGTAGTATTTTACGAGTTTGGGCAGCAACAGCAGCTTCTAAAAGTGCTGTTGTCTTACCTGTATCTGAATGTCCTCTTAATAACACAATATGCCCCATAGGAATACCTGGTATTGAAGTAACATCTTGAAATGCTGGTGATAGAGGGATCCATTCTTGATCTTTAAACTTAATGTTTTGTTTTAATCCCTTTTTCTCCTTAAATGCATTTAAATTGAAATTTGATTGTATTTCTGCAGAGACTGCCTCCGATAGTGATTTTTTCTTTTTCGCCATGTATTATTTTATTTATTAAAACGGTAAATCGTCTTTTTCTTCTTTGCTATCTTTAAATAAATCATCAAATTGATCTACTTTAGCTTTACCTTTATTAGTATCTAATGAATAGTTTTTCTTTTCACCATCAAATGGTACTGATGGTTCAGATAAAATAGAACCTTCCTGATCATCCGGAGCTAAAAACTCTTGCAATCCAGCTTTAACTTCATCAAATGTAAGTCTTTTAAATACTTTCATTGGGTCTGGTTGGTTATCAATAATATTTTTTACAATATTTTGATCGCTAGATATTGGTGATGTTCTTAAAGATGGACCTACTGATGTACTATTATAAGGGGTTCCTGTTACTTCAGGTCCTACGGTAGTTAATTTAATATCTCTACCTTCTGCCATGTCTGTAAAATCTCCAATTTCATCATCAGAAGCCATATTTAGAAAATCTTGGTATACTTGTTTACCAAACTGCCATAATTTAACACCTTCATCTTCTTGTCCTCTTACTATAATAGGAGCAAAAATACGTGTTTTAGCATCTAATTTTTTAGCTAACCTCCAATTTTCTTTATCAGAACTTTGACGTAATTGTTTTGTAAA